TGTGCTTTGAGCAGATTCGGCTTTGTTTCAAAAAATTTCTTCACGCCGTCTTCAAGCGGCAACACCGTATCGCCGTCTTTAAATTTCACACCGTCATCCGCAACTTCCACGCGCAGCGAAAGAGAATCAAACACAACATCGCGATCGAGTACGTCATACTTTGACAGCTCTTTTTGCAATGCGGTTTGAAGCTTCAGCTTTTTGTTTTCGCTCTGGATCGCTTCAAGGTTTGCCTTCAGTTGCTCCTGCTCTGTCTTTTGAGCCTCCAGCTCGCTGACCAGCTCCGCTTTGCCTTCCTCTTTCGCTTTTTTGATGCGCTCATCGATGCTTTTCAGCTTCTCCTCGAGCTCATCTTTGGTTTTTGTCACGGCTTCGACGTTCTGGCTCAGTTCGTTGTATTTCGTGCGCCACGATGCGTTTTCGTCTCTCAGCTTTTTCAGTTCTTTGGACACCTCCGCATCAAGCTCGTTTGCCGCCTCTTGACTGATCTTCCCTGCCTCAAGCAGTTCGGAAATCTTTTGAAACATGCTTTTCTCCTCTCGAGTTTTCAAAATAGTACAGACAAAAAAGAGCACTTTTTTGGGAAAAGTGACACTTTTTGAGAGCAAAATGAGAAAAAACGAGGAGTTTCCATGTTGTCAGATGAGCAATGGGAGTTTTTGCAGGATGTCGCAAAGCTGATCGAGTACGCGAAGGATATGGGCTACAAGCTCACAGGCGGGGAGCTGTACCGCACCAGATACCAGCAAAAAGAGTATATGCGCACAGGCAGATCGAAAACGATGCGCTCCTACCACCTCAAAAGGCTGGCAATCGATCTGAATGTGTTTGTTGGCGGAGATTTGACGTGGGATTACAACGATATCGAGCCGCTGGGCATCTTCTGGGAGTCGCTAAGCCCAAAAAACAGATGGGGCGGGCATTTCAGGAATTTCAAGGATTTGCCGCACTTTGAGAGGAGAGCCTAAATCTCTCCCAGCCTCTTTGTCTTATACTCTTTCTTTTTATCCAGCATGGCAACCAGATCAGGTTTTTTCTTCATGAAGTAATTAACCCTGCTTTCATTCCCAAGCACTGAACGCCGCTTGCTTTCCGGCAACCGTTCAATAAACTTCATCCCTGCATTTTTATCATACCGTGCATTTTTTGCACTTTTGGTGTACACAGGGGAGAGTTTGCAGCGACAAAACGGATGAAACGGCGGGATCGGCGCAAGCTCCTTCGGATAGCACCCTTTGCCAAGCCCGTACTGGTTTGTACCGCTATGATAGTCGCAGATGTCAACGATGCGGTGTGTGCTGCTCATATCGATGCGCACGACTTCCAGTTTTTCATCTTGCATCATCTTTCTTGCTACCGCTTCGCTGTGTGCGCGAAAAAGCTCCGTCTGGGCGATCCTGTTCGCATAGTACCGCCCCTTCTCGTATACCGCAGCCCTGAGCTGTCTGGATACCTCTTTTTTCTGCGCATCCTCGATCAGCTTGACGTATGCGGCTCTGAGAGCAGGCGTTTTGAGTTTTCGGGCGCGTCTGGTGGATGCTTTCATGATATCTTCTCTCAGGTACTTCGGAATCTTCGGCGTAATCTTGAGCGGATCATCCTGAAAATCGTATCCGTCATAGAGCTTTCTGGCGATCTGATGCAAAGTTTTTCTCTCTTTGAGCGCGTCGTTGATGATCTTTTGCGCCAGCCTCGAAACATCCTCTTTGTTTTGGTAGAGTTTTTTGGAAAGCGTCAGCCCGCCGATCTTCAGGTTTTTCACGTATTCACCGGCAATCGCAGCGCCCATAATCGCCTCGAAGCCTTTGACTATCAGTTCCGTGCGCTCATCGTTGAGCTTTTTGAGCGCATCCTCTACGGCAATGCGTGCATCGCGTGGCGAATAGCCTTTGTCGATCAGCTCCAGAATCTGCAAAAATGCATTTTCTGACAACTTTTCCAGATTTGCGGAGATGTCATCCAGAAGCCGGATCATTTCTTCGTGCGTCATTGAAGTCCTTTATGCATTTTCTCACCAGTCGTTTTGACACTTCATTTTGCGTGTGTATCACCCTGACGATCTCATGATTTTTAAGCCCCATCTTTTTGAGCGACGCCACCTTTCGGGCAATCTCCTTCTCCTCAAGATAGCGTTTCGGGAAATAGACATAGCAGCCACTCAGATAATCAACAAACCTGATAATCGCTTCTTTCTCATTTTTGTCCTCCACGGCATCTATGTAATCCATCACTTTGTAAAAATTCATATATCAACACTCCCTGATAATTTTTTAGGCGCAGGACTCCACGTAAACACCGCATACCTGATAGCATCCATCGCGTGGTTGTCCAGATCGACAGGCTCATCTATCGGGTTGCCGTTTCGATCCTCTCTCCACACGTACCCGGCGATCTCTCTCAAAATGTTCACACTTCGTTTCGTGATGTGCAATTCGTATTCTTTCACCTTTGAGATCCCGAGCAAAATATTTTTCTTTGCGCGGTTGACGTAGTACCCTGCCCTTCTGAACTCCTCCAGCCGATCCGGTTCCGCCCAGTCGAAATACCCCTGCAATCTCTTCAAAAGCGGAAACCCCTGGTTGAGCAGCTTGATCACATCCGCATTTGTCAGCTGGCTCTGATAGAGGAGTTCATCGATGTAGAGTTTTTGCCCGATCTTTCGCACATGCACCACAGCGGTCGGATCGTTCCATCCAAAATCCACACCGAAAAACTCGCTTTCAAAATCTTCGGGCATCTCGTCGATCACCTTATACTGATCGTAGATCAGCCCTTTCAGTACGCCCCATTCTCCAAGCGCGTATATCTTGTATTTTTGCAGGTTTGTCTTTTTGAGCCCCTCCAGAGCCCTTTTGTACTGCTCGTCTATAAAGCGGTTGTCTTTGTATGTGCTTTTGACAATCTTCAGCGGCTCTTCGATGTCGTCGGCGTTGTCAAAAAAGTACCTTTTGATCCAGTGCTCCGCGCTGATAGGATTGAACGAGAGGATCATCTGCATATACCCGTGCTTGTACCCCCTAAGCCTGAGTCGCAGCTGTTCATAGTCGTCCTGTGTGACCTCGCTCGCCTCCTCTATCCAAATGCTTGAAATTCTCTCGATCGATTTGAGTTTTTCGACGTCATCCAGCCCGAAAAAGATGATCTCGTTTCCGTTTGGCAGGTACGTGATCTTCATCTCAGACTTGTTGATCTTGAAAAACTGTGAGAGCCCCCAGCCGTGTACATAGTCCTGCATCAGCTGAAACACGGACTCCCTCAGTGTCCTGCCGACCTTCCTGGCGATCATCAGCCTGTGCCCGCGTTCCGTCAGCATCCGGTACATGTGCTTTTGCCCGATGAAGCGCGACTTCCCTGAGCCTGCACCGCCGTAAATGATCAGGATCGTCGAGTCATCGGTGTATAGCGGCAGATAGATGTCATTCGTGACATCCGGCAGCCCTGACAGATCAATCGTCGTCATTCTTTTTCGCAAACGGGTTGATCACGACAGGGGCTTTCTGCCTGTTGTCTTTTTCAAAATACCCGAGATGTTTGCCCAGTGCCTCCAGCGCCGCTTTTTTATCAGAGATTTTCATCTCGATGATATCCTCGATGTCTGCGCCATCTCCTTTGATGCGCCGCACTTTGATAGCGGATACCGCGCCCGCTGATTTGTCGTCTAGTGCTGTCGGGGCTTTCAGTGTGCCGTCTTCGTCGAAAATATTTCGGATATCAAAGAAGGCGATCTTCGCCAGCTCCTCCGTGATCTTTTCATGAGTGATCTGCGCCTTTTTTCGCGCCTCTTCTCTGAGCTCTTCAACCCTTGCATAAACATTGTCTTGAGACAGAAGCCTGGATGCTCTTTCCCAAACAGTCTTTTTTTTCACCCTTGATGTGTCATAGGCGTGGCGGTATGCCTCACTTGCATTGCCACACTCTATATATTTCAATACAAACTTTTCCTGCTTCTGTGTCAGCTTACGCATCGTACTCCTCCACGATCAGATCGAACCCTTCAAAGTCAGAGTTTCGCACTTTGAGCGCGTCGATCTTGACGATCTGGTTGTCTTTGTGATACGCCACGCCCTCCAGTGCGTCCTGAAGTGCTTTGAGCGTGTTATCAAGGTCTTTCCTACCCCTCCCCTTCACGTAGAGTCGATAGATCAGCCGGCAATCGCCTTCGATCAGCTTTTGCCCGGCGTTTTTTGCGATGATGTGCAGATAGTATTTGAAATCCCTCCCCTGCTTCGTGATATAGTTTCCGGAGAACCTGCCGTTGATGATGCGGGGCTTCCAGTAGTTGTTGACTGATGGCGGGGTGATGCCTCTTGCTTTGATCACGCTGCAATCCTTCCGGTGAGATAGTCAAGTGCTTCATATTTTTTCTTTCCAAAGTGCTTCATTTGTGAGAGCCAGTATTTGCGCAGCTTCTGGTTGTAGTATCTGATCGTCTCCTCCTTTGACATTCGCGGCGGCAAATCACAGAACATTCTCGCTCCCATCTCACAAAGAGTTTTTGGATCTGCTTGTTCACGTTCTGCAAGCAGTTTTTCACCATATGTCACGTCAATACTCCTAGAAAGGTATTTCATCGTCGCTGACCCCCGGAAGGGTGGACTGCACCGGCGGCTGTTGTGCCGGCTGTTGCTGTGGCGGCTGGGCATATGTCTGTTGTGGCTGGCTGTACTGCTGTTGTGGCGGTTGTGTGTAGCCCTGTTGCTGCTGTTGCCCGTCCTGCGGTTTGCCGTCCAGCATCTTCATCGACTCGACCGCGACAGAGTGCTTGCTTCGTTTTTGTCCATTCTGATCCGTCCACTGGTCGAATTTCAGGCGACCCTCGATCAGAACTTTTGACCCTTTTCTCAGGTATTGGTTCGCGATCTCCGCCGCTCTGCCGAAAAAGGTGATGTCCACAAAGCAGACCTCTTCTCTCTGTGTGCCGTCTGGGCTCTTGAACTTTCTCGTTGTCGCTATCGCGGTGCTTCCGATGGCGGTTCCACCCGGTGTGTATTTTAGTTCTATGTCTCTGGTCAGGTTTCCGACCAGGATTATTTTGTTGTACATCTTGCATCCTTTTTGTAGTCTTTGTAGCTGCTCCATACCCCGCCGCGTATGCAATCAAACAGCGTGAGTGTGAGG